ATGTTTACAAATAAGAAATTAATTCGATTTGGTTTATCGTTGTTTGTATTTTTAGGGATAATTAATTTTACAATCAGCTATTTCCAAACATATCTTGAAACAGCAGCAGATATTAAATGGGTAATTCCAGAAATTTGGAAAACTATTTTACTAGATGTTCCTCAAGGTATACTTGTTCTTTTAGGCGCAATTGCATTATATGATTTCACAAAAGAGGCATCACAAAAAGACGCATCAATCTAAGTGTGTCTTTTTTCAATTAGAAATTTCATAGAGAGCTTTGCTGGAGAAATAGAATAAAAAGCCCTAATTAGGGCTTTTTTCTTTATAGGAATTTCTTAACCGTCATAGAAACCGGTTACTTAGAGGTGTTATAGCAAAGGCATTTACAGTACAAGAAAATCTAAGTGATATATGGAAATATATAGGATTTGTCCGCGTGATTATTGAGAAATTAATTGAGCTTAGTAAGTATGAAGATATGACGCTAGAATTTATATTTTATAATTTCTATTTATAAAAATGAGCCCATAGTAAAAATAGGTATATGAACAAGGTGCATCATCTAGTGATAAGTCATACTTTGTTGGTGTACGTATTGAACTTAGTTTATAGCGCTATTTCTACTTAGATGTAACGAACAGAAATATAGGGAAGCATCAATGAGGTTGTATTTTATAAACGGAGGTTATGAAAATGAATCAGTTTCAACAAGAAATACAAGCGTTAAGCCTTAATGATTACCGATCTGGAAATATTGTCTATTGGGACCAGCAAAATCAATATCCATATTACTATATTGAAGATGCTGCTCGTCGCTGTGGGGGTTGTGGTCGTTGTGGCGGTTGTGGCGGAGGTCGTTGTGGCGGATTCCGTTGTGGTGGATTCCGTTGTATTGGTTGCTTCGGTTGTTTTGGTTGCGGAGGTTGTGGTGGTTGTGGCGGCTGTGGCGGTTGCTCTAACTGTTTTGATGGTTTTAGTGGTACTACTGATACTACTGGTACTATTATAACGTATGAATATTGATTGCATTTATCCTGCTATTTGCCGGGCAGTAAGACCCTAAAAAAATTCAGCGAGAGCAAAGAGAAGTTAGGTGGCCGGCTGCCCATAAAAGCCCGATGGATGAGGGCTAATTAAAGTTTCACCTTATCAATTAAAAAACATTAGTTTTATATATGTACGTGCCGACAAAGAATATAGTCATTATTAATGGATATATTCAATCATTCAAGTGAAAGAGTAACAATAAGATATATAGGTGTAATCAAGATGTGATGGATAAAGCAATGACTAGATTTAAAATCTAATCATTGTTTTTTTCTTATGGTTTTATCATTAAATATCTGTCTAGTTTGGGCATTGCTTCCTTCTAGCTAATGATTTTATTACAACCGTGTAAGGTTAATGTAATGTTAATCGATAGTAAAATAAGTTGCTTGAGTGTATTTTAAATAAGATTAAAAAGTACTGTTTATCTATAAAATAATTGGGTAAATAATATGTAATTAGGAAGTGTATGAATATGGTTGAACTAAAATCTATTTTCCATTCGTATAAAGTAAAGAGAAAAATAGCTAAAGATTTATACGGAAAAAGAGATGAATTGACACTGTTATTAAATGAATTTAATAATATGAAATGTACAGTAACATCTGAAAAGAAGAAAAATAATATATTATCTCGTTTGCAACTAATTTATCAAAATATAAAATTAGATAAGCAGTATCCTCTATCAGTTTCTTTTGATAGTAAATTATTGGAGCGATTAGAAAAAGAATCTCTACATACTATTGAGGATGGTGTAAAATGTCTACATTTAATGTTAGATATGAATTATGAAAAAATAAAACAATATGGGTCGAGTACAAGTAGGTCATTCGTTCCATTATCGCAGTCTTCTATTTGTCTTGCTGATTGTATTTGTTTAACAGGATTTATAGTAGGTTTACTAGGAGTAATTTCATTTGGAGGGTTCATGTTATCTATATGTTCAACTACATAACGCTTGATATTTGTAAAAAGAGCACCGATTTAAGGTGTTCTTTTTTGGTTTTTCTGTAAAGTTATTGTAAATGATAAGTACAATATATTATATGTATTATATAATTTAAATGTATTAAATTATGAATACTAAGAGGTGTTGTAGATAATAATTACTTTTAATTTTTAAAAGAGTCGGTTTGATAATGTTTTATGTAGATAGTTTTTACTTTTCTTTTAAATACTTTGTTTAAATGGATTAGATTAAGTAACTTTTGTTCTAGCTTTTTGATAATCAAGACAACTGAAGAAAGGAAAGAATCATTTTATGAAAAAATTAAGGTTGTTAACATTTGAAAATATAGTAGAACCTCTTTTAAATGAAAAGGTATCATTTATATACTTTCCTATTGAATGGCTGGACATCGTAGAGATACATTATAAGACGTTTTTATTAACGAGTAAGTTGAAACGTTTGAATGAAAGACTGTATGATATGTTTTCTGATATATTGTTTATTCAGCATAATCCGTACGTATTAAATGAAAATACACCATGGATTGTATCAAAAGAACCTATTAAACAAGAGCAGCTCAATTATATTTTTCAAAGTTGGTATGAGATTATTCATGATTGGAAACCAAATAAATTAGTAGAGCCACCAAAATATGAATGGCAATCCGATTTGATTTCTAATTTGCCAGTACTACATGATAATGAAACGTATTCTAAGTGGGTGCCCGCTTTAATCTCACATATTTTTTGTGAGCGTCCTATATATTTAGAAAATACAAATGCAGAAGAAATCTATTTTTCTCCTCTTAGATCACAAAATATTTGTGAGGCGATGTCAGGGCCAATAAAAGATGAAAAAACACAAGATTTTTTCTCCTATGTATATCGATTCGAATGCATAACCCGTGGTGGTGAGAACGCTCCATTATTAAATATTTCAATAGGGATTCGGAGATTTTATCAAGAATATAAGATGATAGGTCAAACAAACCTTGATATGACAACGTTTGTTTGACTTTTTTTGATAAAATGCAAACATTTTGCAAACATAGGTTATCCAAAGATACTTTTACCGAAGTTTTTAACTGCTTCTTCCTGCATATTCGGTAAAACATGAGAATAGACACTTAATGTCATTGAAATATCTGTATGACCTAATCGTTCACTGATGATTTTAGGGTTAACTCCTTGTTTCAATAGTAGAGTTGCATGTGTATGTCTTAAATCATGAAATTTAATTTCTTTTATACCTACTTTGTGTGTCATCCTAATGAAACTTTTTCTGAAATGTGCTCTTTTTATTATTCTTCCAAACTCATTACAATTTATTAAATCTTGATCTAGATAAGCAGAACCAAACCTTAATTTCTCTTTATTGATTAAAATTTTATGTTTTTTTAAGGCTGCTATTGTTTCATTAGGTACAGGAATTGTGCGTTTTGATGAATTTGTTTTTGCAGTTTTTTTGATTTTATTGTCATGACCAGATGTTTGATTTATTGTAACAGTATGTTTTTCAAAATCAATGTCCTGCCATCGTAAACCTAAAACCTCTCCCAGACGCATACCTGTAGTTATTGCAAGTAGATACCCAATGTGATATCGTGATTCTTGTGAATGAGCTAAAAACTTTTTTACTTCTTCCTCTGTCCAAGTCTGGATAGGGGTCTTTTCTTTTTTAGGTATCTCAGCAAAATCAGCGGGATTTCGAGAAATAATATTTTGTTTTACGGCTAGATTTAAAGCGCTCTTTAAAATTCTATGCATAAGCAGAATAGAATTGTTTGCAATCCCTTTATCTATTGCAGTCTTATAACATTTTTGAATGTGTATAACATTTAATTTATGGAGTGCAACCATTCCTATACTAGGTATAACATGTTGGTTGATAAACGCCTTATAGCCAGCAAAGGTACTCTTTTCTATGCTCATACTTTTAATTTCTAGCCAATGATTTAGATAATCCTTTAACGTAACTTTAGATGGTTCTATAAAAGTTCCTTCATTCAACTCTGTAATTTTCTTTGCCACATCAGCCTGTGCTTCTTTTTTTGTCTTATACCCAGAAAACCACTTTTGTCTTCTTTTTCCTGTCTCTGGATCAGGCCCAATATCAATAACAATACAATACTTATTTCCTCTTTTTCGAATATGTCCTTTCACTTAAAACACTCCTTCATTTGTTTTGAATCATGTTGTATAAGTCTAGTTGTAATTTTGCTGCTATGAAAATTACATGTTTGGACATATCAGCGATGGATATATTCTACCATATATAAACAAATTCAGTTATAGGATATGATTGTTATCCAATGTTAAATAATAGTAAAATATTAATAGAATTAGATAAAGGGGGATGTAAGACTATGAGAAAATTCACAAATGATCCAGGCGGACATAAAGTAACTAATCCTGGTGTAGGCTGGCATAATGAACCGGGTGGTGGTGGATGGAATATAAGTTTAGACCCAGGCACGGGTATATAACAAGGGGGGAGAATACCTAAATGACAAATTATATAAAGGACCCAGGGGGATGGAAAATAAGTTTAAATCCAGGAACGGAGTGTAATACATAGGAGCCTAATGGCTCTTTTTTTATTGCAGAAAAAAAGAGAGTATCCGCTCTCTTGATCAAATTGTAAAAAAAGAAAATTTTACAATTTCAAAATAGAAATGATTACTTCTACAATCAAATTATAACAATTCGTCAGTCTCCGCTAAGACTTTAGAATAAAACGCGGGTTGTTTGCAAAAACGCTCTCGTTTAGGTTCTTCTAACGGTTTCATAATTCGAGTATAGTCTTTAAGTATTAAACAGACTATAATTGAGTGTTTTATAAAAATAAATAGTCAAAAAAGAACTCGCGTTCTGCTTTTCGGACGATTAGTGGTAGTATATGCATATGGTACTTTAAAATAAGAAATGCAAAATTGCATATTATATTCCATTGAATGTGAAGAACGTTGATATATAGCGTTTTTTGAACTTTCTCAATAATTGTCAGATTACTGCATGACCGAATTTTGGGAAATTTGTGTTATTATGAAAACTATAAAATAAATGGACGTAAAAAAGACCCATGACTGTGTAAGTAGTGTTGGCTGCACTCTTACACCGTCCTCCCTAATGCGAGTAGGGAAAACATCTGTCATAAGTCTCATCCATAATTATAACATATAACCTAGATATAATGACACGTTTTCCTGTAAAGGTAAGAAATCTAGGGTAACGTGTCTTTTTGTCCAACAAGGGGGACAAAATAGTGGATAATATTCTAGTAAGTAGCGGAAAAGACCAGGTAATGACGAATTTATTAAGAAAAATAAATGACGATTTATTTGCATTAAAAATTACAAACAATGAATTAGCTTCTTATTTAGGGATTGCTAAAAGTACAGTATCTAGTATTTTGAGCGGGAAAACTGAAATTAGTTTTAATTATTTGATTAAAATAATTATGAAGATTTACAAGAAACCGTATGTTACATTAAGAGATGACATAATATCAGATTACTTAATGTATGCAAAACCCGAGAACAGAAGAGAAGCTTTAGAATACGCTGCATTCCGAAGAGAATTCGATTCTTTGAAAGTAATAATTGATATTGAGAAAAGTTCCAATACTGAAATTAATCGGGAATTCGCGAAAATATACGAAATTGTCTTTAAACACTGTAAGGATGTAGAAGAATATAGCCCTGAGGATTTTTATGACGAATTAGAAGAGTGCAAAAGTGATGTTTTATCATGGGAAATGAAAGTACTAATCGATATTCTTTTATGCCAAACGTTATATCAGACGAAAGAATATAAAAAATTATTTAAGCGTATTAGTATCGCTAAAAAAAACGTAAAAGAAATAAAGAATAAATTTATTTATAATAGTTTTTTAGTCAGAATAAAAGAAGTGTTGATTGTCACTTATATGATGCAAAACGAAGTGAGGAAAGCTAGATTAACATGTATTGAATTAATGGACATGTGTGACGGAAACAGCAGTTTTTTTATGCAAAAAGCTAACTCCTATTACAACATGGGAGAATCATATATATTCGAAGATTATTCAAAGGCGAAAATGTTTTTAGAAAAAAGCTTATCAGTTCTAAGTGATGAAATGTTTACTGGGGATAAAGATATCGAAAGAAAAATGAGACGAATTAAGAGTACCATAATCTTTTTGAAAATTCATCATTACCAGGACATAAAAGAAGTGTATTCTGGATTAGATAAGGATGGCCATGTCTATTTAGAATTACAAAAAGGAAACAAGGAAAAAGCAGAAATGTATTTATTAGAAATTGAAAAAGAAAACGGCGCATTAAACGAATTCCAAACTTGTTATATGGGGTTAGCTAGAAACGATAAATCGTTAATAGAAAAATCCTATATGATGTTTTTGCAAAAGAAGAGTCTTTCCTATGCAAATTTACCTAAATTATACTTGGGTGATTTTTAAAAAAATGGTATAATTATCTTTATAGAAAGAGGTGGATTTATTGAAAAAAATATCAATCCTTTTATCATTTTTAGCAATCGCTGGAGTGTTTGTTTTCTCAGTAGATAAAAAAGTTGAAGAGCCGAAACAAGAGGCAGCGAGCTATGAAAATATTATTTTATATTCAAACGAACCAGGTGGAGGCGGCCTTTAAGGTTCTACTATATAATCAATAGAAATGCGATTGTCCTAAAAAGGATGGTCGCATTTCGTGTTTTTAAGGGGCGTTCGGTTTTTATCTAAAAATAGAGAAATCGAAACTATGTGAACAATTCACAAATTACTATAAAGAAAAAAGGATGGGGAATTTAAAATGGAGGATTGTAAACAAGGTATTCAATTGTTAATTGACATGGCTAAAAAAGGAGATGAGGGAGCAACTTTAATGTTGAAGGAGATTGACAATCTTTTAGATGAATGTGAAATGGTTATGCTAAAGGAAAAAGGATGATTGTTAGCTATAGCTATCAATCATCCTTACTATTTATTTTCTTCTATGTCTAATCCAGAAATTAATGCTTTTATCTTTTTAATAGCAAATTCTTTCGTTTCATCATCGAATGTTTCTACTCGATCTATATAATACTTTAGTTCTAACATAACATCTGATGCTGAAGGTTCTTCGCTAGTTTTATTATCTGATAAACCCATAATGTAGTCGGTTGATATGTTTGCTAAATTGGAAATTTTTGAAACGGTTTCCCTAGATGGAGTCTTTTTACCTGATTCGATATAAGATACCATAGGTTTACTAATATCCACGCTATCTGCAAATTGTTGCTGCGTATACCCGAGCGACATTCTTATCTCTTTGATTCTTTTCCCAATTATATTCTCCATAAAAATCCCCTCTTTATTACCTTAGTATTACCTGATATATAAAATATAACAGAAAAGTTGACTCTGAGACAACTTAGTTTTTTTTTGAAAAGATTTTTTACATAAACTTGTTGACTTGTAGTTAACAAGTTGATATTATGAAGACATAGAAAGAAACAAGGGTGATGCTAATGACAAAACTTAATGTAGAACGCGTGAAAGAATTAAGGATATCACTTGGTTATACACAACAATTTGTAGCTGAATATCTAAGTTGTTCTAAAAGTGGTTATTGTTATATGGAACAAGGAAAAAGGCAACCGAGTTTAGAAAAATTAGGTAAACTATCAACATTATATAATGTGGCAACTGATGAATTGTTAGAACAAAGTTAACTATAGGTTGTCCTTTTTTTAAAAAAATAAGTTAACCTGTAGTTAATTTGTGTAGGAGGGAAAAAATGAATCAATTATAAGTTGTGCAACATCTTACAGAAAGACTTCAATGAAGCGATATCATGCATAAATGCATGGCCACCGAGATTGGTATGATTATATATCTTTAATAAAATTCAGGAATTTCAAAAGGAGTAGAAGGAAAATGGGATTAGATCAAATTATTAAAGAATCAATCCGTGAAGTTGTTCGAGAGGAAATTCAAGCTGCTTTAGCACAGTTCCAACAAAAATCACAACCAAACAAGGTAATGAGAGTGAAAGAAGCAGCTGCTTATCTCAATATCGCTGTTTGTCGAATGTATGAATTGGCAAAACATCCACAGTTTCCAGTGATTAGAGATGGGCGCAAACTACTTTTCCTACAAAAGGATTTAGAAGCTTGGCTTGAAACACAAAAGACCTGCGGTAGTATGTCAACTGAGAAATAACAAAGTTTAAAGTTGTCAAAGGTCAATTTGTTTAAAAAAGGCATCACGAAACTAAACCAGTAACGAATGTAATTTACTGGAAAATAATGAAAGGTAGCGATGACAAAAATTTATGTCATTCTTTCACACACCTTCCTGGCGTAAAAAGTTGGTGGCTACGTAGTAGCGCATCCACCAATCGCACAAATTTTCTTGCGGTTAGAACGAGTGCACGTTTGTGTTGATGTTTTGGTACTTCATTATATTTTTTCACGTAATACTCTTGATAATCTGATACATGCTTTCTTACTGAATTGGCGGCTTCAACTAAGTAATAACGCAAGTAATGATTACCTGTACGGGATAATGAAGTATCTTCGGCTGTAAAACGACCGGATTGGTGCTTTCGCCAGTATAATCCAGCGTATTTGGCTATTTTTGTTTCATCGTCAAATCTTTCGATTTGGCCAATTTCAGCAATGATACCGGCAGCGAAAACAGGACCTACTCCAGGAATAGATTCAAGTGTTTGGGTCAAACCAGCCATGATTTTTTTAATAGACTTTTCTAATTCCTTGATTTGTTGTTGAAACGTACGAATGACTGCGATGGATGTACCTAAGATGACATCTATTGAATCTTCTACAACCTTATCCAAGCGATAAGAAGCTTTCACAGCTTTTTGAATGGATGCTGCTACGCATTTTGGATCACCAAAACGGTTTCGACTTTTTTCCTGTAGGAACTCAGCGAGTTCTTCTAAAGGCATATTAGCGAGTTCCTCTAAGCTGAATTTTTCAAGAAATAGTTCTGTCATGGCGCTACCAAATACGGAAGTATCCACCTCTTGTGAAAATGTATTACATTTAAAACTTAGGTGTTGAAGAAAGTGTTGTTTTTCTTTCGTTAACATTTTGACAAGTTGGTATCGTGATCTTGTTAATTGCTGCAGTGCCACGTACTGACTTTCTTTTACGATAGACATTTGATTACGGCCAAATCGTAAGTAATCAGCAATGACAAAGGCATCAATCTCATCGGTTTTATTCATGTCAGAATAGCTTTTCTTAAAATTTGCGACTTGTTTTGGGTTTAGGAGAAATACTTTTGCTCCAAAACGCTGTAAATCTATATCATGGTGAAGAAACATAGAAGGATGAAAGCTGTAAACAGAGGTGGATTCTAGACCAATCTTAAGGATGTCGACCTCTTTACCCGCAATACACTGTAATAATTTTTCTTTGAGTGTAGTAGCTCCTGGTAGGTCATTACTGACCGAAAAAGAATCCAGTTTTTCTCCGTCACCATTTAAAAAGCAAACTTTCATATCAAACGAACTTACATCTAAACCAACAAATAATCTCATGTAAGAGACCCCCCTTCTATATTAGAATCATTTCTTGGACGTCTCGAGATATCTCTAGTGTGTACGCCGACCAACAACCTCGTGTATGAGAGCTAGTCCTGAATCGAAAGCCGCCCTAGAGCTACTATCATCTAGGTTCGAGGGTCAGGCTGCTCAGCCTGCGAGTAAGGAGTCCCGCGCGTTCACTGAGAAACACTCTTCAAATGTGGTAAATCCACAGGAGGTGAAAGAATTGTCCCAAATGATCCTAAAATCATTATCTAGAAATATCTTGAGACGTCCAAGTATTTTTATTTATAGGGCTCTTATTAAGAAGAAAATCTAAGCCAGTAATAGGGCTTAAATATTAATATACGAGGAAGTGAGAAAGAAAATGACGGTGAAAATTGACGTTAAAGGACCGATTATTTCAAATGATGAAGTTTGGATTTATGATTGGTTTGAAATGGATGCTGCTAGCCCAGGTAAGATTTCAAAAGCGCTTGAAGATGCAAATGGCGATGACTTAGTTGTATCAATTAATAGTCCTGGTGGTTATGTACACGAAGGCTCAGAGATTTACACAGCGTTGAAAAATTATCCTGGTCATGTGGAAGTTCAAATTGTTGGTTTGGCTGCAAGTGCGGCTTCTGTTATTGCAATGGCTGCTGACAAAGTCCGAATTTCTCCAACTGCACAAATCATGATTCATAACGCTTCAATGTGGAATGGTGGAGATCATCGCGATATGTCAAAGGCTGCCGAAATGCTAAAAACAACAGATCGAGCAATTGTAAACGCCTATGTCATTAAAAGCGGTAAATCAGAAGAAGAACTACTTAATATGATGGCTGAAGAAACGTGGATGGGTCCACAACAAGCGTTAGAAAATAATTTTGTGGATGAAATTATGTTTATGGATAATCAGGTAAAAATGACAGCTTCAGCTTCTACTGCTGCCATGCTTCCACAGAAAGTAATCGATGGCTTTAGAAATGGAACCATGAACAAAGGCCAAGGGATTACAAAAGAAGATTTAAATGCAGCATTGTCAGGTTTGAAAAATGAAATTCTGAATGATTTACAAACAAATACAAATCCAAAAGAGCCTATTCAAAAGCCTGTTCATACGAAACAGAATTTGAGTACGCTCTTTTTAAATTTAGGAGGAAAATAAAATATGGTTATTAAGTTTAATAATTTCGAAGAGAAAAAACTAGCTTTTGCAAAAGCAACACAGGATGGTACAGCAGAAGAACAATCAGTAGCATTAAACTCCATGATTGAAGCACTTGCTACAGATGTACGAGCAGATATTTTAAATCAAGTGAATGAATCAATGGTAGATCGTTCTATTATGCAATCTCGCGGTGCTAATGTACTAACAAGTGAAGAAATGAAGTTCTTTAATGCCGTTGTTGAAGAAGGTGGTTTTAAATCTACTGAGACTTTACCTAAAACAACACAAGAGAGAATTTTTGATGATTTAGTTCAAGGTCATCCGTTGCTAGAGCATATCGGTTTAGAGAATTTAGGAGCCGTGACAGAATTTATTTATGGAGATCCAGAGGGTGCAGCTGTATGGGGGCCGTTATTTGGTGATATTAAAGGACAATTAAATGCTACATTCCGAAAAGAGTCAATTACTCAACTGAAATTAACAGCATTTATTCCATTAGCAAATGATATGTTGAAGCTTGGTCCAGTATGGGTGGAACGATATGTTCGTACTATGATTACAGAAGCGATGTCAGTAGGTTTAGAGCGTGGTTTTGTAGTAGGGACAGGTAAAGAAGAACCAATTGGGTTATTAAAAGATCCTAGCGGAAGTGTAGTGAATGGAGTATATCCAGATAAAAAGCCAGCAGGAACTTTAACGTTTGAACCAGGTCGTAAAACAATTAATGAATTAAAAGGCGTGGTTAAATTATTGGCTAAAAAATTAAATCCTGATGGTAAAACAGATGCAGATAGACCTAAAAATATTGCTGGTAAAGTAGTTATGGTAACAAATCCATTCGATACTTTTGATATTCAAGCAAATGCTACAACTCAAAATTCGGCAGGTGTATATGTAACGAGCTTACCTTTTAATCCAATCCCAACAGAATCTGTATTTGTACCTCAAGGACAAGTGGTGTTTTTTGTTAAAGGGGAGTACATTGCAGCGATGGGTGGAACGGAGCCAATCCAAAAGTATAATGAAACACTCGCTTTAGAAGATGCAACACTTTATATTGCCAAACAACACGCTACAGGTAAGCCGAAGGATAAATACACTTCACAAGTTTATACATTGAAACTTGAAGAAGTAAAGCCACCGACACAAGGATGATGTGAATGGATACAGTAATTTCAGATGTAACTATACAGGAGTTTAAAGAGAGGATGCATTTAGGTGATGAGGAAGATGATAACCTAAAGCGCATCCTTTCTACGTCTAACAAGGCATTACTTAGGGTTTGTGGGAACTATGATTTAAATAAAGACGAGGAGTTCAAAGAATTAGTCTTTGAACGTTCTCGTTATGTTTATAACGATGCATTAGAGTATTTTGACAAGAATTTTTTAAGTCAAATTAATAGTTTAGGTATTGATAAAGCATTCGAAGAAATTAAATTGGACGGTGATTAATATGCGTCCTTTTCATTACAAGAAACCACTGAATACAGGCGATTGTAGAAATCGAATTATCATTGAACAACCTGAAGTAATAAAAGATGAATTAAATCAAGAAGTTGAAACAGGTAATTGGCAAGAAGTAAAAAAAGCATGGGCAATGATAAAAACGGTAAAAGGTTCGGAGTACATTGAAGCTTCGGCATCACAATCTACACGAATTTATCGGTTTGTGATGCCTTATACAACAGGTATTACAGAATTAATGCGAATCAATATGAAAGGTCGTATCTTTGACATTATCGAACCGCCAATGAATGATGATGAAATGTATCAAACATTGACTATTATCGCAAAGGAGCATGTTTAATATGAATGTTTTTGCGAGCGAACTTGCTAGAGAATTGCAAAGATATGCAAATGTTGTGGAAGAAGAATTACTGACGGCGCAAGAAGAAGTTGCTGATGTTGCTGTGAATAAATTAAAACAAAGCAGTCCTAAAAAAACAGGTGCTTATCGTAAAGGGTGGCGTAAGAAAAAAGAAGATAGTGGTGTTGTTATTCATAATACTCAAGGACAATTAACACACCTTTTAGAAAAGGGACATGCGAGAGTTGGTGGTGGACGTGTTCCGGCTCAAGTTCATATTCGTCCAGTTGAAGAGTATGTAATTAATGAGTTGCCAAGACGTATTGAAAGGTCGCTTGAATAATGACATTAGGTGAATTAATAAAAATCCTTGAAGCTACAGGTTATCCTGTGGCTTATTGGCATTTCATTGCAACGCCAGGGAAATCAGTACCAGCGCCACCTTATATTTGTATCCTTGTTGATGGATCAGCAAATTTAATGGCTGATAATAAGGTGTATCACAAGATAGACGATGCAAATATTGAACTTTACACAACTAAAAAAGATTTAGTTGCAGAAGAAAAACTTGAAAAAGTCCTAGACAATCATGAAATTCCTTATGACTCGTATGGGACTTTTATTGAATCTGAAAAAATGTATCAAAAAATATATGAAACGAGGTTGATATAAATGAATGAAAATAAAGTAGCTTTCGGTCTGAAAAATGTCCATTATGCACTCTATGAAATTAAAGATGGTGCAATTACATTTAGTACACCGATTCGATTACCAGGTGCGGTTGAATTAACTTTTGATCCACGAGGAGATTTAATTGAGTTCTATGCTGATGACATGCTTTACTATGCAGCAAGTAATAACCAAGGTTATGATGGGACGCTATCTATTGCGACTATTCCAGAGCAATTTGCAGTTGATGCATTAGGAGAGGAATTAGACACAGAAGACGGTGTATTAAATGAATTAGCTGACGCAAAAGGAAAACCATTTGCTTTATTGTTTGAATTTGATGGCGATGTACGAGCGACTCGACATGTTATGTTTAACTGTTCAGCAAGTCGTCCAACGATTGCATCTAAAACAAAAACTAATTCAGCGGAGCCAAATACAAATGAGCTTAAATTTGTATCAAGCCCTATTGATATTAATGGAAAACGTATGGTTAAAACGAAAACTACAACTAAATCAAAACAAGAAATCTATGATAATTGGTACAAAAAAGTTTATACAAAAGTACCTGCATTACCAAAAGGGGCGTAAGTGAATGGAAAAGACAATTACAATAGATGGAAAACAAGTTAGATTAAAAGCTACAGCAGCAACAGTTAAACGATATAAAGCACAATTTAGACGTAATTTATTTGCAGATTTGATGGGTTTAGGGGCTATTAGTACGTTAACTTCACCAGATGGTTCACAACAACCTCTTGATATGTCTAATGTTGATTTAAGTAATGTAGATTTTGAACTTATTTATGACTTAACTTGGTTATACGCTAAAACGGCTGATCCAAATATTCCTGATCCTATGACGTGGTTAGATGAATTTGAAGAATTCCCGATTGAAGAAATTATGCCAGAAGTCATGGAATTAGTTCAGGTCACTATGGGAGCAAAAAAAAAATAAAGAAAAACAATGGAGAGCAAGGGACATTCAGTGATGAAGAATTTACCACTGAATTGTTTCTTGCTCTTTGTTATAAAGCAAATTTAACACAAGGTGACTTAGAAGAAATGACCGTTGGTGATTGCTTTGATTACATTGCTGAATTTGCTGAGTTAGAGAATCCAGATAAAGAAAAAGTTAGAAAAGCAGGTCAAAAAGACTTCGATTCATTCTAAGAAAGGGGTGAGAAAATGGCAGGAAGAATTAAAGGGATTACGATTGAAATTAATGGTAACACTCAACCGTTACAAAACGCTCTAAAAGATGTTAATAAACAAAGCGATTCTTTAGCTAAGGAACTAAAAGATGTTGAAAGATTACTAAAATTTGATCCTGGTAATATTGAGGCACTTTCTCAAAAGCAACAGTTACTTACACAACAAATTGAAAATACAACACAAAAGCTAGATAAATTAAAAGCAGCGGAACAACAAGTACAAGCTCAATTTCAAAACGGTAAAATTTCTGAAGAACAATATCGTGCATTCAGGCGTGAAATTGAATTTACAGAAGGATCGCTTAATGGTCTGAAAAATAAACTCGGAAACATGAAAGCTGAGCAAGAGAATGTAGCGAGTTCTACAAGGCAATTAGAAACATTGTTTAGAGCTACAGGAAAAAGCGTTGATGATTTTGCAGGAGCATTAGGAAATCGACTTGTGAATGCAATTCGAAATGGAACAGCTACAAGTCGTCAGTTAGAGCAAGCAATTGGGATTATCGGTCGTGAAGCATTAGGGGCAGGAACAGATATTGATAAATTGCAACGAGCACTCCGATCTGTGGATGCTGGAAACTCAATACGGCAAGTGCAAAATGAATTAAGAGATTTACAACAAGAAGCCGGAAGAACTGAGAAAAAGTTTGAAGGATTAAAAGTAGGATTAGAAAATGTTATCGGTGGGTTAGCAGCTGGTGGCGGAATTGCAACTGCAATTGAAAAAGCAATGGACATGTCGAAGTTAAAAACAAAAATTGAAATAGGATTTGATGTTCCTGAGTCCTCAAAAAAATCAGTAGAGGATGCTGTGAGAGGAATTTCAGCCTATGGATTAGATGCAGAAGAAGCACTTGAGGGTGTAAGAAGACAATGGGCTTTGAATAAAGATGTTAGTGATGAAGCAAATGCTTCTTTCGTAAAGAGTGCGGCTGTTATTTCTAATGCTTATGCTGGCATAGATTTTACTGAATTAATTCAAGAAACAAATGAAATCGGTAATGAATTAGGTATTTCACAAGAAGGCGCTCTCGGTATGGCTGATGCCTTATTAAAAATGGGTTTTCCACCGGAACAATTAGATATTATTGCTGAATATGGTGGTCAGCTGACGCGGGCCGGATACAATGCTGAAGAAGTGCAAGCTATTATGGCAGCTGGGGTTGAAACAGGAACCTGGAATATCGATAATTTGCTAGATGGACTGAAAGAAGGTCGTATAAAAGCGGCTGAATTCGGTCAAGGTGTCGATAAAGCTATGAAAGAATCGCTTGAAGGCACAAAAATTTCAGCAGAACAAGTTGAAAAATGGGGTCAGGCAGTAGCTAAAGGTGGTAAAGGTGGATCGGCAGCAATGACTGAAATTGCACAGGCTTTATCAGAAGTTGAGGATGAAACAAAGCGTAATGAATTAGGTGTTAAGTTTTTCGGTAGATGATGAATTGTGCCGAAGTAAAATCGCGGTATAAAGCAAAGAGGGTGCGAATCCTAATTTGAACCGAAGGCTATACAAAGTATAGTCAGGGGCAGAGCATAGAGGGTGAAAAGATATAATCCCTCCACGAGACCGCGACACTTCTTTATAAGTGAAAACGTATGCCGAGCTTGCATTAATGTGAAGTGCAAGAAGTAGAGGATAAAAAGCCTTTACGATAACAAAATGACAATGTACGAAGATCAAGGACAAAACATCATTAATACTTTGCTAGGTGCGAAAGAGAAAACAGTTGATTTTGGGAAGCAACAAGATAAACTGAATGATTCTATTAAGAAAATGGATGCAAATCCAGCAGTTAAATTTCAAAAAGCGATGCAGGATTTACAAGTTGCGCTTCAGCCAGTTCTTAGTGTCATAGCAGATGTCATTTCCAAAATAGCTGAATGGGTTTCAAACAATCCAAAGTTAGCAGCCACATTAACAGCTGTCGCAATGGCTATTGGTATAATCTCAGGTGCAATTATGGCGCTTGCTCCTATAGTCATGACAGTCATGAGCTTTTTTGAAATTGGAGCTTTAGCAGCAGCCGGACTTGTTGCAATTGTCCCTATTATTATCGCAGCTATAGTGGCTCTAGGAATTGCTATTTATAAAAATTGGGATTCTATAAAACAGTGGACTATAGATATGTGGAATTCTATTAAAGAATATTTAATAGAACTTTGGAATGGCATCGTTCAATCCTCTAGTGAAGCATGGAATTCATTTTTAGAAACAATGCACTCATTCTTTGATCTGATAGGTCAGTTTTTTAGCGATTTATGGACAGGTATAGGCGAGATATGTAGTAATACCTGGAATTCTATTGTTGAATTCTTTTCTGGAGCTTGGGCTTTATTCACTGAAATGATGCATAGTTTCTTTGATCCGATAGGTGAATTCTTTAGTAGTTTATGGTCCGGAATTGTTGAAACGGCTTCTTCTTGGTGGTCATCTTTAGTTACAACAGCTTCTGAATTGTGGGGGGCACTCGTACAAGCTTGGCAGGAAACGTGGAATACTGTACTTACGGTCTTAGACCCTATCATTTCATTGATTTCTACGGTTCTTGAGGCTGGTTGGTTATTAATCCAAGCGGGAGTGCAAATTGCATGGGCAGCGATAAGTCAGTATATTATTCAACCAATCCAAGAAGCTTACAATTGGGTGAGTAAACAAATTGGTGAATTAGTTACGTGGCTTGGTACACAATGGGAAATTGCAAAAGCGGTGGCACAAGTTGCGTGGGGATTATTTAAACAATACATCATTCAACCTGTCCTAGATACTTGGAACTTTGTAAAAGAAAAATTTAGCGATTTAATTTCTTGGTTAAGTTCGAAATGGGAACTTGCTAAATCATATACTCTTGCAGCTTGGAATTTGGTAAAAGAATATGTTATTCAACCTGTTCAAGACTTGTGGAATACAACCAAGCAAAAACTTTCAGATTTGGCTAATTGGATATTATCAAACTGGGAAACTATAAAATCCTATACGCTAACAGCTTGGAATTTGACAAAGAAATACGTGATTGATCCAGTAACTGAAGCTTACAATTCAGCCAAACAAAAATTTACTGATTTATATAATTCAGCGAAGGAAAAATTTGATTCCGTAAAGAATGCTGCACAAGAAAAATTCGAAGCAGCTAAACGCTTTATAATTGATCCAATTAAAGATGCAGTTGACAGTGTAGAAAAATTTATTGGGAAGATTAAGAGCTTCTTTAGTGATTTGAAGTTAAAGATTCCTAAACCTGAAATGCCACCACTTCCACACTTTAGCTTGCAAACTAGTACGAAAAATATTTTAGGGAAGGATGTTACGTTCCCTTCTGGACTTAATATAGATTGGCGTGCAAAAGGTGGTATCTTCACTAAACCGACTATATTTGGAATGAATGGTGGGAACTTGCAAGGTGCAGGTGAAGCTGGAAAAGAAGCGGTTTTACCTTTAAATAAAAAGACACTTGGAGATATTGGCGCAGGAATCGTAGCAGCCATGCCAAGACAACAATTTGCTATATCAGGAGAAATAAATCAATTAATGGACGATATGAGCCGTATGATGGCTAGTTCCGCAAGCCAATTAGCAGGATTAAAGACCGTCATGAGTGGTGTGTATGGAAGTATGTCAAACAGCAGACAAGCCATGACAAATAGTGTATCAAATCAAGTAATTAATAATTCTTTCGGATCATCTGGAGGCGGAGTAATTCCAATGCTTGGTGGCGATTTAGTTGTGGAAGTCCCTGTTGTTTTAGAAGGGCGAGATGTAGCGCGTGGTACTTATCGATATACAACCGAGTATCAAGAAAGAGAAGAAAAGAGAAACTCAGACTTTTAGGTTTGGGTTTCTTTTATTTTATAAAGAAATGAGGTGTCAAAATGAGCTCTTTCAAATTTAACAATGAACGTAAAAATTATATTCAAATTGCAAAAGGTTGGAAAAGACCAACTTGGGCACCATTGAAACGGAATTTCCTAAGTACCCCAGGATATCCAGGGGCGAGGTTATTAAATACACAAACAGAAATGCGTGTTTTATCAATTCCTGTAGGAATCATAGTTCCTGATGATGCAGATTTAGAAATGGTAAAAGAAGAAATTGCAAGTTGGTTAATAACGGATCAACCAGTAGAGCTTATTTTTGATGTAGAACCAAATAGAACATATTTAGCAGTTGTGGATGATAGTTTTGATCCAGATGAATTTGTAACACTTGGAATAGGAACTCTTACGTTCATTTGCCCAATGCCATATAAGTTAGGTCCTATACAAAGTAAAACCCTTGCTATTGAGAATAGTGATTTAAAGTCTAACTTTATTAACAAAGGATCTGTAGAGTCTAATCCAATTATTGATATAACTGTAGGAGCAAAGAGTCCTTTTCTTGATGTATGGAATGGCGACGAATACTTTAGGCTAGGTTATCCAGTTCCAGTACAGACGGTTGTGGTGTCTAGAGAGGAACGTATTTTATGGGATGAAATGACTGACTTAACTAAATGGACACCGTATACTCAAAAAATCGGTTATATTCAGCCCGCAGGTAGTTTTAAAATATGGCAAGGTTACGCATTCTATGCTGAAGATTATGGTAATGGTACCGCTTGGCATGGACCTGTAATGACTAGAGCAATTCCTCAAGATGCTACTGATTTTATTTTAGATTGTCAATTCACAATACGTTCTAATAGAGTTGGTCAGATGGGCTCTGTAGCTGTATTCCTTCTAGGAGACAATGACGAAGTTATGACCATGCTAGATTTAACAGATTACTACAATACCATGCAGAACATTAACGCTAGAGTTGGTGTAGGTTGGATGGAATCTGAAGTCAATAAAGATAACTATAGAATTATCGAATCTACAGGTGGTATTCGTGAAGGATCGTTCAATGACTTTAGAGGTCATTTGTCAATGAAACGCGAGGGCAACAAGTGGTTTGCTAAAGCATCTAAATACAGAATGAATACAGAGATTGATAACGATACTGAATTAGATTATTGGATAGACGTAAGTAATACATCAAAATATACAAGTATGAAGCCAAAGAAAATAGCTGTAGCAGTTACTAAATACGGAAATAATGATGCGATGGAAGTCGCATTTGTTGAAGACGTTAAGTTTTACAAGATTAATCATTTTGATAAAGATGTAACACCTTATATTTTTGATATAGGAGATAAAATTCAAATAGACACAGAAAGATCGTTAGTAACAATCAATGGAACAAATGCAATTGCACTAAAAGATATATTTAGTTCATTCCCTGTTATAAAAAGAGGAAAAAATGAAGTTATAATACGTCCAGCAAATGTAGGAATAGCAAAGTTAAAGTATAGGGAGCGATTTAGATGAGTACACCAAGTGGAGACTTACATGTCGTTGACTTTAAAACAAATCAAATCGTTTCAGCTGTACAGCCTAAGGACTATTGGGATGATAAACGTCATTGGGAAATTAAGAATAATATCGATACACTAGAATTTAGGGTATTCGAGAATACAGATTATGCAGCAACACTTGTACAGCAAAATTTAGTATTAAAAGAAGTACGTGGCGGTAGAATCGTTCCTTATGTCATTACAGAAACGGAAAAAGATTCTAAAGATAGATCATTAATGGTTTATGCATCTGGCGAATGGATTCAGCTTGCTAAATCAGGAATTATCGAGCCACAAAAAATAGAAAGTAAAACATTGAAACAATGTATGGAAATAGCTCTTAAAGGGACAAAGTGGAAAATAGGTAAAACGGAACATGACGGAGCGCATTCAATGGTAATTGAAGAATTTACCAATCCATTGGATTTACTTAAGAAAATTGCCGCTTCATTTGAATTAGAAATTCAATATCGTGCTGAAGTTGTTGGTTCTAAAATTGTTGGTCGTTATGTGGATATGGTTAAGAGACGAGGACGAGATACAAGAAAAGAAGTAATCTTTGGTAAAGATTTAATAGGAATTAAACGTATCGAGAATTCTCAAAACATTTGTACAGCATTATTAGGTTTTGTAAAAAAAGAAAATGGAGAATTTATTACAATCTCATCCATAAATAAGGGTGTTCCTTATCTTGTGGATGATGCAGCTTACCAACGCTGGAATGAGAACGGAAAACATAAATTCGCTTTCTATACTCCACAAACAGACAATCAAAATATGTCTCCAGAAAGACTTTTAACTTTAATGAAAACGGAAATGAGTAAGCTTGTGAATGCTTCCGTTTCTTATGGAGTCGATGCACAAAATATAGCAAGAGTACCTGGTTTATCACATGAAGAAATCAATGAAGGAGATACAATCCGAATTATAGATGAAGGGTTTACACCTAAGTTATATCTTGAAGCGCGAGCTATTGCTGGTGATGAATCTTTTAAGGATCCTACACAAGATAACTATGAATTTGGTGATTATCGTGAAATCGTCGATCAAAATGATGAGCTACGTAGATTATACCAAAAGATACTAAGTTCATTGTATGACAAGGTTCCACAAGAATTATTTGACCAATTAAAAGAGAAAGTAAATGACCAAAACAAAGACATCATTGATGCTAAAGATAAAGCTGATCAGGCACAAAAAGATAGTCAAACAGCAAAAGATTTGGCAGAAACAACGCAGAAATATATAGAGCAGAACATGGTTGATATTATTGAACAACCAACAGCTCCTACTGAGAATTTACGTGATGGGAAAACTTTGTGGATAGACAGTTCTGATCCTGAAAATAAGGTGCAGAAACTTTGGAAAGGTGGTCAATGGCAAAGAGTTACTCCAGATACAGGACCATTAAAGCAAAGTATTAAAGATGTTAAGGAAGATATTGAAACAGCTAAAACAGAATTAAATCAAAAGGTTCAAGAAGCACAGGGGCAAGCGACAGGACAATTCAACGAAGTAAAGGAAAGCTTACAAGGTGTGAGCCGTACAATTTCTGATGTACAAAATGAACAAGGTAATATTAATAAAAAAGTAACTCAAATAGAGCAAAACGCAAATGGATTTAAGACTTCTATTGAATCGTTAACTAAGAAAGATACTGAAATCAGTAATAAATTAAATACAGTCGAACAAACCGTAGAAGGCACAAAGAAGACTATTTCTGATGTGCAGCAAACAACAAGTGAGCTTAAGAAAACAACAACTGAAATTAAAGAAGAAGCTGGACGTACCAAAGAACGAATGGAACAAATTAATAGTAAAGTTGAGAATATTGATATTGGAGTTAACAACCTTGTTATCAATTCATCTTGTGATAACGAAAAACCTCGAATGTTTGACCAGCCAGGCGAAAGTCAAGTTGGTGGTGTTGATGATATTAGATACTATGAAAAACATCTTGCTATTAAATGTAACAGACATACAGATGCATTTTACCAAATTGGAGGTTATGAGAAATCATTACACGGTTTAGAACCTGGTAAAGAAGTAACCATCTCTGCTGATATCAATTGTGAGTCAGTCGATTATCACTTTGAAATGTTCTACGCAACAAATACAGAGGGTAATAACTGGAGAGCATTTGTTGGCGAACTTTACAAAGAATTGAAGATTTGGAAGAAAAGAAGTTTCACATTCAAAATCCCTAATGACACCACTTCTATTATGTTTCGTATTTATTTCGGACGCGTAGTAACATCAAATGGCACGTGGCTTAACTTCAAAAACGTACAGATAGAAAGAGGTAATATTGCGACAGGATACAAACGAGCTTATCAAGATCAAGTAACAACCGATGAATTCACCAAGAAAACAACCGAGATTGAAAAAAGTGTGGACGGTGTAAAAACCACTGTATCAACTGTTCAAAAAGACCAAGGTACAATGCAAACTACCTTGAATCAAGTTAAACAAACAACGGATTCTAATTCACAAACCATTACAACCCTATCTCAAACGCAAGGCAAACAAGGAGAAATTATACAACAAAACAAGAGTGATATCACACAGTTGAATAATCAAATCAACTCCAAAGTAACAGATACTCAAATGCAAGAATATATAGGTGGATTAGGAAGTACGAACTTACTGTTTAATGCTGCATTTGAAGACCGAGTAATAAACGCTACTACAGGAGTTGTAACAAGCAGAAAACCAAGTATTTCTAAATGGAGTGTTGGTCCAAACGGCAGTAACTTTACAGCTGTGCCAGAAACAGCGAGAAACCATGACGGTATGAATTCCGTTAAATTAGAATCGTCCGGGCAGACAGTAGACAGAAATGCAGCTTTCTATCAATCATTACCTGTATCTCCTAACTCCGGTGATTATGTGTTATCTGCATGGTTCTACACAGATGCAGTTGCTACCATAGATAATACAGCATTCGTAATGATTGAATTTTACAATGGTTCTACTTGGGTTACGAATAAAGTTATACAACTTGTACCGTTACTGACTAATGGATCATGGAAATTTATTAGTGTAACTATGCCAGCTCCCGTATCCGGTGTTACTACGATACGTTTCGTAGTGGTTATTAGAAAAAACGGTAGACTTTGGGTTTCTCAACCGCAATTACAACAAGGTATTACACCTTCTAGTTTCATGGAGAATCCGAAAGACTATTCCAACTATGATCAGCTTGTTGGTGAGATTGCCAAGAAAGTAGCGACTGCTGATTTTGATAGTAAATTTTCTAAAATGGAAACTACAATCAATCAGCAATCTAACCGAATTGACTTAAAGGCAGAAGCTACAAATGTTTACACGAAAACAGAAGCGGACGGTACATTTGGAAGCAAAGCTATTGTAGAATCTCATAGTTCTCAGTTATCTGTAATGAGTAATGAAATTAGCACAAGAATTAAAGCTGGTGAAATAGCTTCCGCAATTAACCAAACAGCTCAAGCTGTATTGATTCAGGCTAGGAAAATTTATCTTGATGGATACATTGAAGCAAAACACTTAAGAGCACAAGAATTAGTAGGAGTTACTATCAAAACAGCACCACAGGGTTCTAATAATAACCACATCCGCTTAAATGCACAGGACATGACTTTGTATGGAAGTGGCGCTAATCGTGCTTATTTTGGGTTTATGGAGACGACAGATGGAAGTATTCAACCTTCACTCGTTCTTGGTTCTGACAATATTAAATACAGGGGTGCAGGATCGTTCTATATGTATCAAGCGATCCCGCGAATCAATGGATTCGAACAACCTTCTAAAGCTTGGGCTAAATTTGGAATCTCTAAAGGAGAAAACGCTGAAGGGAACAATATATGGTCATCATATATTCAATTGCAAAATGATGGCGGTCATATGGACATATATGCAGATGGGAAGTTACGTTTAAAATGTTTGAATAATATTGAGATAGAATCTGAAGGATGGACATCTGGAGCTGGTTCCTTCAGCGTGACCACAACGGAGCCTCATGCCTTTACAAATAACTGGGGACAGTTTACTTTCAAAAGAAAAGGCAGTGACTATAAAATACATTTCTTAAACGGCGCCACCGATCATGATTTAATCATGGGTAATGCAATGATAAGGTCAAGTTTTGTACAAGGTTATAACAATGGCTTGCAGATTAAAGATATGAAGGGTCAGGGATGGAAAGATATAGAATTAAGAACGCTATATGCGCAAGAGGATGCGATAGCTACTCAAAATATGTGGGCAAAAGCCTTTAAAACTACATCGGCTAGAAATATGAAAGAAAATATAAAAGATATTCCTTTCTCAGCTCTTGATAAAATCATGAACTTAGCTATCAAACAGTACAATTTCAAGGACGATATGTATGATCTGTATCAAATGCGTGTGAACAGGCCAGAAGAAAAAACAGAACCATATACAACAAAAGAAATTGAAACGTATTTCGGTATGATTGCAGACGATACGGATGCTATATTTACAGATAAAGAAAAACGGGCCATCAATTTGTATAATACTGTTTCTATTCTTATCGCAGCCTTCCAACAGATGTATTATGAATTCGTATCGTTAAAGGATCAGTTTAAGAAAAATGCTGATGAGTTAAATGTAGTTAAAGAAGAAAATAAACAACTGAAAGAACAAGTTACTACATTAACAGATTTAGTTCAAAAATTAATAAGCGAGAAATCAGAGCAGCCATAAGCTGGTCTTTTTTTATTGTCTAAAAAGGGGTGGTCAAAATGGAAGGGTTACAAGATGTAAGAAACGATGTTCAAGAAATTAAGCAAGAGATCAAGGACATTCGTTTAGAGATTAAAGGATTAGAAATACGAACAACAGGTAACGAGAAAGATATTGATAATATCAACAAGCAGTTAGATAAAATCAGCGCCAATACTACTTGGATTTTACGACTTATTGTCGGTGGAATTGTTGGAGCAGCTCTCACTTTCTTTTTGAAAGACCAACTATGAAAAGTCAAGGGGACATTTTCAAAAAATATTGCTAGAGGATTTTGAAAATAAATCCACTGGATTCGATAGGAAGTGGCTAAACGTCTTCATAAAGTATTCATACAACGCTATATCATTTAACTATTGGTTCATCTAAAAAAGGGCACACCAAATAAACCTAAGGGTTTTCAAAAAAATGAAAGAATCAAGTTTCTACTGGTGAATGTGGAGGAACTTCATACGGTTTATTGCTTTTAAGAATGGCGTAGATAATGTAACACAGCTTTCTAGCTACGGCTCCTATACAAACATAGTAGTGCTTTCCTTGCTTTCGTTTCTTTTCATAAAAGGCTTTTAATACAGGGTCATGTTTATGAGCTGTAATAGCCGCCTGGAATAAGGCTCTACGCAAATGAGAAGAACCACGCTTGGATATAGACGTACCTGAGGATTCAAATTGCCCAGATTGGGACACAGAGGCATCGATGCCTGCGTAAGCGACAAGTTTAGATGGTTTGTCAAAGCGGTGTATATCCCCAATTTCACTTAGTATAGTGGCACCTAAAATCGGTCCAACGCCAGGTATTGTCATGATAGGAGTATCTAAATCAATTAAAAGTTGTGACATTTCTTCTTCACACTCTTTGATTTGATCTTCGATAAAACGAATTTGCTCCATCAACATTTTTAGTTGAAAGGAAAAAGCGTTTTTACAGAAGGTAACACCAAACGAATTAGAGGCTAATTCCATTAGTTTGTTGGCTGTTTTCTTCCCAAGTCGGTTACGACTGGTTTGCTCAATTATTTGTGTTAAATCATCAATAGATATCTGTTCATAGTCACTGGGAGAGGAATATTCAAGTAAGATTTGTGAAGAAGTTTTACCAAAAACATCCGAAAAGATGCTTTGGTACTCTGGGAAAGTCTGATCTAATACGACAAGAGCTTTTCGTTTTAAATCACTCATATTACTTACAAGCGCATTACGAAAGCGGCTCATTTGTTTTAGAGCGAACATTTTCTCGTCCACAAGTGGGGTTTCAACAAAACGGCCGAATCGAATGATATCGGCAATCATAGTGGCATCAATGGCGTCTGTTTTCCGCTTTCTAATTTCTGTGCCTTTTCGCCAGGCATTGGTTTGAATTGGGTTTAATACAACGACTGAGAAGCCATGATCCAGTAGAAAAGAATAAACGGCTAACCAATAATGTCCTGTTGCCTCCATTCCAATCATTATTTCTGTAGGAGACTCAATGTATCGGTACATCCAATTTAATAGTGCTTGTCCACCTTCTTTGTGATTCCGAAAGGGAAATGGCTTAGTAATAGGTTTTCCAGTTTGATCGATAATGGACGCATAATGTTTATGTTTAGCGATATCAATACCTAAATAGAACATAGCTTACACCCCTATTTTAATCAGTGTTAGATAGTGTTGTCCTCCTCTGAACTAATAAGCGCTACTACCTCGTAAGAGATACGAAGAATGACCAATGGTCATCAACATCCAACTCATTCGTAAACTACTTATTAGACAGAGGTACCATTCTTTCAACCGAATACAAAGATTCAAGGAGGTGGTCGGCAACACTCTATCTACAAATTTAAGTATCTCATAAAAATAGATACTCTTGGGTTTATAGGTACATCCCGTCCCTAAAAAACCTAACTTAATCATACGAGGAGGTGGTATGTAATGTTTGAAATTACTGTAATGATTGGAATTGTAGTAGGTCTTTCACAGATTGGAAAAACAATTGGATTACAAACAAAATATGTTCCATTACTAAATTTAACGCTTGGCATTATGCTAGGCGTTTTATTTATGGGCGGAGATATCAAAACAAATGTATTCCAGGGAATCATCATTGGACTATCAGCAAGTGGATTATTTGACCATACAAAAATTATGAAAAAGGATGTTGATGCTAAATGAAAAAGACAATGAAACATATTACCTCGTTACTTATGATTCTAGTACTTGCTGTTTCTTTTGCTACAAGTGCTTTTGCTGATCGAACACTTATTATTCCTGATTTACCGAAACAACCATACCGTTATGGTGTAGGTGCTTATGAGGGTGTTGTAGCGCATTCTACAGCAACTCCAGAAGCTCCAGCTATTAACATTCAAAAATATGAGTCTAGAACATGGAGAAATGCATTTGTTCACTATGCAGTCGATTGGGATGAAACAATCCAAATTGCTGATAAAAAATACATTGCTTATGGCGGGGGTCCTGCTGCTAATAAACGATTTGTACATGTTGAGTTATGCGAAACAGCGGACTATACAAAATTCAAACGCAGCTATGACAAATATGTTAAATTACTAGCTAAAATCTTACGTGACCGTGGGTTATCTGTAGAAAAAGGATTGTGGACACATAGCGATGTAACTCATTACCTTGGCGGTACGGATCATGAAGATCCAATTGATTACTTAAAGTCTCATGGCGTTTCAGAAGCACAATTTAGAGCAGATGTACAACGAGCATACAATAATTCTAGTGTGGATGTTTCTGTTCCTGAGAAACCATCTAAACCAGCGGAAGTACCAACAGCAGTAACAGACGGTATCGCCTATATTGAAGGTTACAACGTTAACTTACGTAAAGGACCAGGTACAAGCTATTCTAAGATTCGTCAATTAAACAAACCAGAATCTTATATTGTGTGGGCGGAAAAGGATGGTTGGTTAAATCTTGGTGGAGATCAGTGGATTAAGAACGATCCATCTTATGTGAAGTTTAATAAGAAAAGCACAGTAGATTCTTCTATTGTTGGAAAGCGTGTTGTTTCAAAAGTTAACAATCTACGTTTCTATAATGCTCCATCTTGGCAGGATAAAGATGTGGCTGGTTCTGTAGATGCAGGATTAGGATTTACAATTGATGTGAAAGTAAATGTAAATGGCTCACCGCAATATAAAGTACACAATAGCAAAGGCAAAACATACTATGTAACAGCAAATGAAGCCTATGTGTATGTGAGATAA